CCCGCATTCATTCCTGGGTATGTAGGCATTAGTGTGCGGTCAGGTAGGTGACGTTGCCATCGACTCCGACCTGGAAGAACGCCGTGCCAGAACCATCAGCCAGCGGCGCGATCAGCGGCTTCGTGTAGAGCGGCCAGTAGTTCCCCATCAACGTTGGGTCAGAGTTCGGCGTTGGAGTCCAGTAGTTGGGCGGCGGAGTTAGCCCAGATAGATCTGGTAGTTGAAAGACAATTGAATTGTCTGCGCCACCTGTAATTGCTCCATGAATCTCAAGGTGGTTTTCAATGGTGACCATAAAACAAACAGGGGAATAACCGTTGCCGTAATTAGTCCAACCGTTCTGGAACGGAATGTTTAGATACGGGATCGCAGGGTTGTCCTGGTTCAGCTGATAGTTGAACGGTGCCGGGTTGCTGTTGATCTGGTCGTCGGCGTTGTCCACCCCGACCGTGCCAATGTAAATCCAAGGGTCGTTCCAGGCGGCGTCCTGGCCACCAGGCAGATGATCCCAGGCGTGACGGCTGATCGGCTGCCTGGTCATGGCGCCTGATACCAGGTCACACCCTTGAACGTTGAGTACCAGGAGCGGGGCGACAGATCCAACGTCATCGTCCAGTCCGGATACCCCTGATTCAAAGGGTTAACTTGGTGGTGGATTCCGTCGACGAAGAACTGGTTGCCGATGTACTCCAACCCACCCAAAATCGTGGTGTTCGGGTTGATCCCACCACCACCAGGAATCGTTGAGTACACGTTCAACACATCGCCGATGTCGATGTTGCAAAGCATCTCCCACAGGGCGGCGTTCGGAGTGCCGCCGTTCGGGTCAACCGTTTTGAACGTGATCGACGACAGCCGGATCACCGGCAGCTTGAAGTTGTCGACGTAGTATTGGGCGTACGCGAAACACTCCGTTGGGCCGTCGGTGGCCGAATACGGGCCGCCGTGATCGGTCGTCGGGTCGGCGTTCGCGCCGTTACACAACAGGTCGTTCAAAGTGATCTGGCGGACACCGTAGAACCCGATCGACGTGGCGTCGTCGGTGAACTGGCCCGGATATCCGAACTGCAGGAAGTTGTACGGGTAGCAAAGGCAGGCGTTGTAAAGCAGCGTCTGGTCGATCATCCACTGCATGTCGCTGATCGGCGCATACCCGAACGTCTCCGCATAGTCGTAGTCGCCCACATTCCAGAACTTCACCTGGTTCGGGTACGCCTCCGGCTGGAACCTTGGCCAACGGCCACGGAACGTCGCGTTCCCATGCCTGTCCATGTAGAAGTTCGACACACCAGGGAACTCCGCGTCGGCCGCATCCTGGATCGCAGACAGGATCTGGGTGCCCGAGTTGTACTGGTAGCCGATGCACGACACGTTGCCGGTGTTGATGCTCACCAACGGCACCGCCGAACCCGCCGTGTCGATCGGCCAGCCAGCGTCGTCCAGCAGAAGGAAGATGCGGTCGTCGACCTGCTGCCCCAACAGAATCGTCTCGCCCGTTGTGTCCGGCACCAGCTCGGCCCGGTTCAGAATGTCGAACCCGTCAACCAGGTCGATCTGTACCAGCATCGTCGACTTCGACTGGTCAGCATACGACCAGGTGTACGTCGACACATACCCGGAAAACACATCCGAATACACACCGGTCACCGGATCCTGCACGTTAATCACAGCCCGTTTCATCGAGCCAAGACTCGACGCGTACGGTGCCGTCCCCGTCGGGTTGAACAACCCCGACGTGTCGACAAGCTGGATCGACGCTGTCCCCGTCTGCGTGGTGTCCAGCTCGTACTGGCGGCCACGGTCGACCGACCAAGACACCACAACATGCGACGGCGAGTTGATCCCCACCCCACCAATACTCAGAGACGCCACCGACGGGTCGTCGAGACGCGTCCATGTCGCCGCCGTCGCCCCCGACGACGCGTTATCGACACTCCACGGATCCTCAAACGCGATGCAGATACCCTGCGCCGTCGTCGGGTTCGGTGCGTTCTCGGTGATCGCCATTACGCCGGACGCTTCCCGGCGTTCGCGCCCTTCGTCTGGGTCGAGTTGCGGTTCGCCACCCCAAGGATCTCAGACTGCAGCTTCTTAATCGACCACACGTTCTTGTCGTTGATGTTCACATTGTCAATATGGATCGTCTGGTGCGGGCCCGGATACCGCTTGTAATGCGGCGCAGGCGCAACCACCGACCCACTCCCCTCGTTCACGATCGTCGGCAACGGAATACCAGCCGCGGCCAGGTTCGACGGCACCTTCCCGCCATGCCCCTCGAACTGGGAGATACGCGCCTCCTCAGCGATCCGCTGCGTGCGCGTCAAACCCAAACCGGCCGTCAGATTGTGAGCGGACGGAACCACATAGTTCGACTGGTACTTGTTCCGCTCCAACGTCGTCGCGATCTCTTTCAGCCTGGCCTGAATGTTCTGCGACTCCTCAGCCGTCAACTTGATGTGCTTCTCGGAAGCAATGTTGATCGACTGGTTGATCTTGTCCAACGACGTGATCGTCGACTTCGGCACACCAGGCTGATGCTTGATCAGCGCAATCAGCTGCTTCAACGACTCCGACCCGACATTGGCGCCGAACGCGCCCAGCCCCGCCTTGCCGCCCTCCTTCTTCAGGATCGCCAGCAGCGCCGTCCGTTCCTGCTCACGCGCACGGCCAGCCGAGATCGCACCCGGGTTGTTCGCGTTGATCCCCAAAATGCTGTCGATCCGCTTGTGGGCCGCGGCCGCAGCCTTGTAGCTCTCCTCCGTCGCGATCTTCTTCAGCGCCGCGTTCGACTCACGCTGCAGCGTCACCAATTCCTTGTTCAACGCCACACCCTGCTTCGACGTTGCCGACACCTCGTTCAGCTTCCGGTTCGCCACCCCGATCGTCGCCTGAATCACAGTCTCCAACTTCTTCTGTGCGTTCAACACGTTCGGGTCGTAGCCGGTCGAAGCAGACGGGTTACCAGCCTGCGCTGCAGCCGCCTGCGCCTGCGCCAGCCGGTTCGCCGCGGCAGCACCCAGCGCCCCACCAGGAGTCGTTCCCTTCGGCGGCTTCACAACCAGCGAGCCGCTGCTGGCATTCAAGGCGTTCAACGCCTCCTGCTCCGCTGTGTTCTCCGCCAACGCCGCAGCCTGCGTGCCCTTCGTGAACTTCGTGTCTCCGGTGTAGTTCACAGCAGCCTGGATTGCCGCCTTCAACGCATCCAGGTTCTTCTTCGTGTCCGCATGCGCGACCGCGTTCTGCGCTTCGTTGATCGCTGTCTGGATGTTCGCCGGAAGCTCCTTGAACGCGACAGCGGCCGGATCCATGAAGTTGTTCCTGCCGCCAGGGCCGCTACCCGAACCACCCGCGTTGGTGCCAGGCGGGAGCTGAAGTTTCAGGAACGGGTCGAGGCTGCCAGAGAACTTCTGGGCGAAACTGTTCGTGACCGACGCGGCCAACACCTGCCCCATCGTGGTGCCGACACCGATCAGGTCGGCCTGAACCTGGGCCGGGAGAAGATCAATGATCTGCTTCAACTGGGTCGCCAGGTTCGAGTGGGCAAGAATAATGTCCACTTCCTTCGGCGTCGGGATATGCCCGATCGCCAAGGCCAGCTGCTTCACCAGATCAATCTGATGCTGGGCAAGCGGGTTGTTCTTGTTCTGCTCCTGGTTCGCGATCTGCTGCAGATCAGCCAGCCAGGTGCTGAACACCGACTTGGCAGTCGGGGCGTTCAACGACTGAATCGAAGACAACCCCAACGTATTAACCGACGAAAGCTCGCTGCCGAGCTTGTGCATGCTGGTCGCCGCATGGATCGAGTTGATCGAATTCTGCAACAACACACTGTTGATGTTCAGGAGCTTGCCGGTCGTCTGACTCAAGCCGGTCGCCCTGGTCCCCTCAGCTTTGTTCAGCGCATCTTGCGTCGCCTTCTGTTCCTGAACAGCAGCGTTATAGGCATCAACCTGGGTCTTATAGTCAAGCGTCCCCTTCGCAGCCTTCGTCGTCGATAACGCCAACCTATCGGTGGCGACAGCCTGCAGAGCCTGATCATTCGCAAGCTTCAAAGCAGGGATCGACTGGGTGGCCGCGTCCAGACTCTCCAACGATTTCCGGGCGCTGTCAGTTGCCGTCTGAACCTTCGTCTCCTGTGTGAACAGGTACGCCAAACCACCGGCGACCACACCCAGGCCAAGAGCGATCGGGCCGAACGGAACCTCAGCCAAACCGGCAAGCAGGCCGCCACCGACAGCCTCGCCCTCACCAGCAGCAAGCCCCGCACCGGCCGCGCCGGGCAGAATCACGCCGCCGCCAGTCACACGCTCGGCCGCCTGCGCCACATCCAACGCCCCGGCGGCCGTCGCGGCAGCCTGCGTTTCTTTCGTCAGAATCCCCATTTCAACCGCGGTCGTTTGGATCGCTGCCGACGCGGCCGTCATGCCACCAACGATGATCTCCGTCAGCGACTTGAACTGTGTTTCCCCCTTGGGAAGCAAACCGAAGAACACCAGGAACTTCGCGATGGCGGCATCGGCGCCGATCTGGATTGCCAGGAACGCGCCACCGGCGACCGCCGCCAAAGGCCCGATCACACCCTTCAGACCCTGAACGTGCTGCAACAGTTGATCAATAGCGATGATCAGCGTCAGAACTGGATGTTCCATGATCACAAACTTCGCCAGCCACGAACCGGCCAAAACCTCCAACGCCACCTTCAGGCCGCCGAGGGCGCTGATGCCGTCACGGACAGCGTTGAACATGTCGGCGACGATCGGGGCGACCGTTTCGATCGCGTCCTTGAACAGATTCACACCCTCCGTCGCACCCCTAGTGACCGCCCCCGACTTCAACCAGCCCTGCGCAAGCTTGTCCAGGGACTGCACCAGCTTGTTAAACGACGGCAGGATCGCGTTGCCGATCGCCACCTCAACGTTGTCCAACGCAACCTTGAACTGGTCGATGCCGCCCTGCGGCGACTTCTTGTACGCCTCAGCGGCACCCTGCACACTGTTCGCCAATGCCACCATGCCCAACGCGGCCGTCGCTGCCGCGTCATGCTGTTTCGCCAACTGGGTGGCGGCAAGCTTCGACGCCGCCGTGAAGTGAATGCCAGCATCGGAGGCGGCAGCGATCTTCGCCTTCAACGCGTCCGTGGCGGCCGTCACGACAGGCAGCACGATCCCCTGACGGCGCAACACCGAGGCGTGACCCTCGCCGACCAGTGTTACATCGCGGGTCGCGGTGGCAAGATCAAGGTTCTTCGCCCGGGCCAGATCAGTAGCGACCGACAGCTCATACTCGCCCTGCTTAACGCTGCCGGTAGCAGCCACCAGCTTGTTCAACGACCCCGTCAGATCGGTCTCGGTGAACGCCGCCGCCTCCGACGTCTTCGACACATACGCCTCGATCGCCTTCTGCTGCGCCTGCCAGTCACCACCGACGTTCTGCACGGTGTGGCCCAGAACCTCCTGCGCGGTCGCCAAACCACGAGACGCCTCGATCACGGTGCGCAAAGCGGTGCCGCCGAACAAGCCGACCAGGAACGACGTCGACGCGAACGCCGCCGCCGTGCCCAGGTTGAAGAACGAACCGGCAGCACCACGGGTCGATTTCGCGACCGAGTCGATCTCAGCAGCCGCACCCTTCTCAAACGGGCTCTTGATCGGCTTCTCCTCCGAAGGCGCCTGACGTAGACCCAGCGCCAGCTCGGCCTTCTGGATCCGCTGCTGAGACTGTGATTGCAAAGCGATGTAGGCAGCCTGCTGCGTGCCAGTTGTGGAACGCGCAAGGTTGCCCAACGACTCATACAGAACCCGTTCCTCCTCCAAGGCGGCGATCAGCTTGTTCGCTTCCGCGACAGCCTTCTGGTCGGCGCTAACAGCAGCCCCACCCGCCTTCTCGGAATCAGCCTGGACCAGCTTCAACAGACGGTCGCGCTCGGCGATCGCCTGGTTCAACGCTCCCTGTGTGCCCAAAGCCTCCGGCGAGTCAAGGGTGGCTCCGAACGTAGCCAGCTTCGTCTGCAACGCCGTCACTTCAGCCTCGGTCGCGATCAGCTTGTTCGTGAACGCCTGCGCCGCATCAATCTCCTGCTTAATCGACTTCACCGACACACCAGACATGGCAGCCACAGCCCGCTCGGCCCGCTCGGCCATCGTGATCAGCAGCGCATAGTTCTCGTTCTCCGCACCCAACGCGTCGGCCTGCGCCCGATACCCGGCCGCCAAACCCTCCTGCGTTGCCTTCTGCTGCACGGCCAGCTCGAAGTTCTTCTGCACCAACTTGTCGAGAGCGCCAAGCTGCCGCTCCTCCTCCGACAGGGCAGCCTGACCTGCCTCCGTCTGCACAGCCAAGATCTGCTCCCACAACGCAGACCGTTTAACCATCGCCTGCTGGATCAGATAGTCAGCCGCCAGCCACTTCTCATCTTCAGCCGTCAGACCAGCCTGCTCCAACTGCAGCTGGGCGATCCTCGCGTTGTAAATCGTGGTCTCATCAAGGAGCCGCTGCAGGTCGGCGGTCGCGGTCTTCTCTGCGTTCGCCTGCAGCGAGAAGTTCCGGGTCGCCTCAGAAGCAGACGTGCCAGCGGTCAGCAACGAACGGTTCAGCAGATCAAGGGCGGCGGCATACCGTTCCGCGTCACCGGCAGACTCCACCACCAAAATGCGGAACTGTTCAGCCATCGTCGCCGCGTCACGCTGAGTAACAACCAGATCCCCCAGCACGCCCCTGGCGTTCGCGAGGGCGGTGCTGAACCCCAACAGACGCTGCGAAGTAGCCTCCACCGCAGCCTGCGCCCGAGCCGTCTCCTCAGCCAGAGCGGCCGTCTCAGCAGCCAGCGCCGCCGCTTCCTGCTTCGCCTGCTCCGCCGCAGCTGCCTGGTCACGCTGCGCAGCAGCCTCAGCCTCAACCGCAGCCTTATGCTCAGCCTCAGCCTGCGCCGCCGCAATAGCAGCCTCGGCTTGATCCCTCGCAGCAGCAGCAGCAGCCTCAGCCCCGGCCGCAGCGCCCTGCGCAGACGACCCGGCCGCAGCCAACGCCTTGTTCATCAACTCAAGCGCAACCGACTCCCGCTCGAAATCACCGGCGGACTCCTCCGCAATGATCCGGTACTGCTCCGCCATCGTCGCCGCTTCACGCTGCGTGTTAATCACATCACCGAACTGGGCGCGGGCCGTCGCCAACGCCGTCGACATCTGCTGCTGACCCTGCGCGATAACCCGCGACTTCTCCTCGTAGGAGAGCGTCGTCGCCTGAACCGCCGCCTGCTCCTCGCCCTGCGCAGCAACCACCGCGGCAGCCTCAGCCTTCGCGGCCTCAGCGATCGCCTCGGAAGCAGCGATCTGTTTCTGCTGCTCCTCAACCCTGGCAGCCTCAGCCGCCACCACCTTCGTGATGATCCCTTCCAGCTGACCAACAGCCGTCGTTAGCCGCTCGGTCGCGTTCGCAGCACCGGCGGAACTCGCGGCAGCCGCCTCACCGACCGCAGCCAGGTTCCCGCCGATGCTCGCACCAAGATCCGAGGCGGCCTTCTCGACCTGCTCGATCCGTCTTTGCAGATCAAGCAGAGAGTTGTCAGCCAGGCGGACAGCCGACTGGAAACCGGCAATGTCCGCCCGGATGACAGCGGTGAGAGAAGCTACTTCCATTTAGCTGAAATGCTCCTTGCGGATCTCGTCATGCGACGGCAGCTTCAGACCGCCAGAGCTTCCGCCCTCGCTTCTCGCTTCCTCCAACGCCTGCTCCTGATCCTCGTTCCGCAATTTCAGCTCCGCGAACCACTCGGCCAACTCAAACGATCCGGTCGTCGCCAACATCTCAGCGACGCTTTTCCCCTGCAACTCGGCTACTCGGAAGTAGGCCCGCCGTTCAGGGTGGGCTCGGAGTTTCCCTCCGCCAACTCCGAATGGCGGCCCATCGCCGACAGACGCTCGATCGCATCAAGAATCACCTGCAGCTTGCCGCCGCCAATCCGCATCATCTGGTCAACATCGGCGGAACGCAGCATCTTTCTGCGGTTCCCCGGAGGCGACTCAGGATCAACCAGGCCGTACAGCAGCATCGACCGCTGATACGACTTCACATCAAGCTCGTTCCGGGAGTTCAGAGCCGTCGCCTGCTTACCGATCACTTCGGCACGCTCATCGGCCGTCAGCTCCGACGCGATCACCCAGCCAAGGCCGGGCACATCAATTTCTTTCTCGGCCAGCTTCCCGGCGTTCTCAAGGAACGCACCACGGGACAGGAACTTGCTCTTGATCTCCTTAACGCTTTCGAGGACCTCGTCGCGAAGGTCGATCCTTTCGATCGTCTCGCCGAGACTCGGTTTATCAACAGACGCCATACCGCACCCCTTCCGAATTGAATGTCACTTCTACACCAGCAGATATCGGCTTCACATCGCCGACACCAAACAACGCGCCCCGCGTCACAGGCAGCGCGACCAAAACATTCTGCAGTTCCTGGCAGACAGCCCCGAACAGCACAGCCGTCACCCTTTCCTCCGTCCTGCCCACCACAGACCGTGGCGCCTGGTCGCCCAGCACCGTCCGGTTCTTCACCACCATCGGCACCGTCACCCGCCACCGGTCAGCCACACACGCCACCGCCGACGTCAGGCACGTACCAGAAGCAACGACGTGATCAACAGCACGGCCAAAAGAAACGTAACCAGACGGACGGCAAATCTCAGTTTCTTGAATTGCATGCCACTCCCCTTTCCAAAACTCGAAGGTGAGTTCGTCATTCAACCAATACGACATGCCCGTCGGCGCCTGCCAATCCCAGCCATCCCCGACGTCCAGAAGGGGGAGCCGCACGAACTGATGCGGCTCCCCCAGGAAACTGACCGTTCCCCCACGGCCCTCGAAGTAACGCAACGGTTACGGCGAGTGCTGCAGAGAACCCGTACCGACATAGTCGAACACCAGGGTGATCAGACCGTCGACAGGGTCGGTGATCGTCATCGTGGTGATGTTGACCGTCCCTTCGAACGAACCACCACCCGCAACCGTCTGCATCACGATCACAACCGCAGCCGAGTTGAGCATGTTCTGGTAAAGAACACCCTGCCCGTTCGGGTCGTTCACGACGTCGTAGTACCCGGAGATCGAACCCGAGTAGCCACGCAGACCAGGAACGAAGTGGCGCCACGAGTCGCCCAGCACGGAGGCGTCGTAGTTGCCAGCGTCAATCTTCAGCGTCCACTCATGCACATCGGCGATCGGAGTGACCGGCGTGCCTGGAATGTAGACGGTTCCACCTTTACCCGCGAGAGCGGTTTCAGCCATGAAAGCTCCTTCTCACCTAGAAAAATGATTCCAGGGTGGGCTATCGGCCGAAAAGCTGGAAAGACTTTCCACCTAGCATGTAGACTTCTCTACATGACAGACAGAGCTGACTACCACAAGAACTACTACCAGAAGAACAAAGAACGCATCAAGAAGGCAAACCTTGAATACCACCACGCCCACAAAGACGACCCAGGATTCAAAGAGGCAGCAAGGCAGCGGTCACGGGACTGGTACACCAAGAACCGCCGGGTGAAGGCTACCGCTGAGGGTTCTCCCACCACACATTCAGGTTCTGCGACCACTGATGACGCTCTTTCTCGTCTCTACCTAAATACTGTGGGGATTGGAGGGCGTAGATCAGATGAAACAGCGGCCCCCCCGAGCGAAGCGTTGTCTCCACCACCCCCTGCAGCGCCCCAAATACCGCCTGCATCAGATCGTTTCCGTCCGCAAAAGAACTCGCCTCGGCACGACCTCTGATCTGGATGTTCGGCCGGTCGAACTTCGACTCCGGCTGACCGCCCCCCGTCATCGTCATCACCGGACGCAGACCACCGCGGGTGATCACCGCAACCCCGGTGTCAGGCTGGTCGGGAAGCTGGGTAGCGAACAGGTTCGTCCCGAACGAGGCGACCGCCTGCGAGTTCAGGTACGTGCAAATCTCCCATTCCAACCCAAGACTAGGCATCGGCTACAAACCCTGTGGCCTTCGCGAACTGCGACCCGTTGATCGCCTCCTGCAGCACCGGCCCCAACGCCGTCTCGAACTCGTTCGCCGGATCCTCCAAGAACTTCGCCTTCGTCGGCTCCGCATGGAACACGTCGGTCAGCTCATGAACCTCGGTCGCGTACTGGTCAACAGTTTTGCCCGACTTCGGGTTGACCAGCGACGCCTTGTCACCGATCGCGTAGCCCAACGTGACCGAGATCGCATCGGCAGTATGGACAGGCTCCTCAACCGACGCCGAGCTTTTCAGCGTGCCCGTGTCGACCGGCACCTGCACCTGCGACTCCTCCATCACCTGGTTGGCAGCCTGGATCAGCCCGTTCTCGACCCCGATCAGGATGTGGGTGCCGACAAAGGAGAAACTCGAACCTGTCCGTCTCACAGCGACACCACCACCAGCCACGGGTTCACGTTGTCGAAGTTCGGCCCGTAGAACGTCTCGATCTTCACCGCCTGCAACCGTTGCGCCGTGGACGAGTAAACACCGTTCGGCTGGAACCGGTCGTAGAGCGTGAACGACCGGGCGATCTCATCGTCCCCGTCGAAGTAAATGTCCCAGACCGGCTCGACCACTGTTTCTTCGTTCCGACGGTGAGCCTCCAATCCCGCCGACGTTAGGCCATGAGGCTCCTGCCAGCAATACAGCGTGACAGGTGCGGCGTAGCTATTCGGTTGCGCGAACTCGTCGAACCCCTGGAAAGCCTCCCAAATGATCGGAACCGTCATCAGCTCCTTGATATCCAGAGGGAGCGAAACGGGCTGCGGGCCGCTCATCCAACGTCCACATCAGGTAGGTAAACCTGGTCACCACCGCCAACGGGCGGCAGAGAATCTGTGGTGTATGGAGCAGCCCAAGGATTCTCTTGCATGGTCTTGGTAAAGAGTGGAGCAACGATGTTCGGGTCGTTCGCCAACGTGACCTTGTCGGTGACGTACAAACCGCCGATGTACGGCGTCTGGGTGCCCAAACCCTTCTTACGCAGGTCCTTCGCCATGTCCAGCCACTGTTCGGCCATCTTCGTGTAGGTGACCATCATCACCCGGCCCAGACGCACATCGGCCTTGCGGAGGAACAGACGGGCGATCATTTCGGCGCAACGGGCGGCCGAGTTCCAGAAGTTCGACTCGACCGTGATTGCCTGCTGGATCTCCTCATCCTGCAAAAGCTGGTTGTTAATGTCTGTGTCGGCGATCTCCAACCGGATCTGGTCTTTCTCGCTTGTAGCGAGATCAGCGACGTTGTACGTCCAGGTCATATCAGGTTCACCGCTCCAAGCTCAGCCAGATAGTAGGCAAGGTCTCTAGCGAGAGTATCGCTCTGCAAAGCCAGAGTCGGCACCTTCGACGGCAGCTTCAGATACAAGCTCATGTCGGGGGCGGAGCCACGGGCGCCCGGAGGGCCCTGCGTCCCCTGCTCGCCCTGCAACCCCCTCGGCCCCTGCGGGCCAGCCTCGCCCTGACGTCCAGGGTTCCCCTGCTGGCCGGGAGGCCCCTGAGGGCCCTGCGGCCCTTGCGGGCCGGTCAGACCGCGGGCCAGCACCGGGATCACATACGGGCTGATCTTGCCGTTCTCGTCCAACCCCACGTAGCCGCTGGGGGCGTCTCTCTCAGCAAGAGTCTGGTAGGTGCCGGACAGGTCGGGCAGGTGCGACTCGTCCAAAGGCGGGATCGTTCGTTTGTCGATCAGGCCGCTGGCGTCCGTCACATTGTGATCGGGCTGCGGCATCCAAACCCAGATCAGCTTCCCTTGCGGACCCATCGCCAGGATCTGGCCGGGCTCACCGTCGGACGGCAGATCGTGGAAGTGCAGATGGGTTACCCCATCACCGTTCGGCTCAGGCTCACCGCCGGTGTTGTGCGGGTACAGCTTCTGCTCAGGACCGCGACCCATTGCTCTCCTCTACGTAGGAAGTGTTCGTGTACCAACCATAATCCCACAGAGATTCAAGACGGGTGAACCAATCAACGTACTTCGGAGCCACGGCATCCAAAGAGAACTTAGACAACGCCGCCTGCTGAAGCTCATATGAGTTCACGGAGCTGCAACAGTTCTCCACAGCTTTCACAGCCTGATCCAGCGTGCGGAAGCGGAACCGTGGGGCAACCGTTTCCGTGAACGCACCGAAGTCGGTCGTCACGGCCGGGGTGCCACACAGCTGCGCCTCGACAGCGACAGCCCCGAACGGCTCGATGTAGGCGGTCGGCACCAGCACAGCATGGGCCTGGCTCATCAGGATGTTGCGAGCCTCAGCACCCACGGTGCCGAGGTATTCAAGGTCGCCCTCCAACACCATGCCGTCGTCACAGACCACCTTTCCCGACTCGGACGACGCCACCCCTGACCCGGCCAGGTACAGCTTGCGTCCGGTCGCGTTCGCGATCTCCACTGCCGTCCTGACACCCTTTCGTTCGATCATCCGGCCCACGTAGAGCAGATAGTCGGCCCGCTTCTCGGCCATGAAGAAATCTTCGGGACGGAAGAAGTTCGGGATCACCGCGTCGAAATGGCGGCCGTCGCATTTCATCTGCCCGTACAGGTAATGCATCCACGCGTAGGACTCGAAGCAGACATACGGGGTGAAGATCCCCTCGTAACCTGCCGCCCACTCACAGCAGATCACATCCGACAGAGCCTGCGGCACTAGCCGTTGCGCGTTGCCCCCGGTGATCAGAACCAGATCGCCAGGCATCTTCCGTTTCGTGATCTCCTGGATCGCCCTGCCGTTGAAGATCAGCCAGGGAAGATCCGTCTCACTCCATGTCGCCACCCCCGGCAGCTTGTTCGGATCAGACTCGCCATACCACTGCTTCTGCTCCTGGTCAGAGACCAGGCTGATGTGTTCGATGCAGGGCGCGTCGTTGTGGTCTCCCGAGTAGACGAAGATTTCGTAATGGTCTTCCATCATCTCGCAGAACTTCACGATCTTGGCTGTGAACGCACACACCGTTGTTTCCCGCGTGGTCTGCGTGTGAGGCAGACCAACCAAGTGAAGTCTCATGCGTACTCGTACCCACCGATGATGATGTTCACAGCCGTGTTCGCGGAAGCGAACGCCTGGATCGTGTGGGACGTAGAACCCGACGCGATCACCCACCAGCCGTTCCACAGCTGAGGCACGTTCGCCGTCAAAGCGAATGCGTCAATGATCCGGGTGGCGGCGGCGTCAGCACCGAAGCTGACAGTCACCGTCTTCCCCGACGAGTTAGCCTGCGCCCAGATCGTTCGCACGATCGTCGTGGTAGCGCCAGGTTGCGTGTACACATCAGCGGCAGCGTTGGTGAGCTGCGTGATGGCCACGAGAGTCTTTGGTGTGTAAACGGCCATCTCAATCCTTTCCTATTAAGTAATCCCGCACCAACCGATTGCCGATGCGCCGCCGGAGCTGGAATACGGAGTTGCAGCCGTACCCGTAAGCGATGACGACCCGGAGTTGCTCTGACCGAGCGTCGCTGTGCCAATCGAAATCGCGACACCGCCGATGCCCGCCTTCGTCGCCAACGTAATCACCGTCGTCGCCTTCATCATGATGCAGCCGAACAGGAATCCGAGGCTGGCAGACGAAGTGAAGACCTTCCTACTCGACGCGAGCTGCACCGTCGGGAACGGGGCCGACAGAGAGTCGGTGGCGGAACCGCCAGAAACGTAGGTGATCGTCGAGGCACCAACGGAGGCGATGGTGAAGGTGCCGTTGTAGGCGGCGATGTTCGCGTTTGAGACGGTGATCGAGTCGCCCGCCACGAACATCGTCCCGATCGCCTGGCTCATCGTCGGAATCGTCAGCGTCACCGTCGTCGTGCCGGAGCGAGAACCAGCCGTCGTTGGCGCTGAGTCGAGCGCGAGTGTTTTCGCGGTGTTCGCCGCCCATGCTGTCGTGAGCTGGTCGGTGCTCTGACGGATCAGCACACCGTTCACGTCGTAGAGCGCGAACCACCAGTTCGTCGGTGTAACTGCCGCCGTCGTCATCGAGAAGAACGTCATGTTCGTGCATACGGTCGAAGCAGGCACCGGAATAGCGAACGACTGGGCGCGCCCTGTGGAGAGCACGTTCGTGTTCGTGATCGCATCAATTCGGAAGTAGTTCTGCGCCAGAACGTTGGAGACCGGCGAGAACAGAAGCAGCGGGTCAGAAAGCGACGGCCCGGTCGCACCAGTCGGGCCCGTGGCCCCTGTAGGCCCAGTCGCACCGGTCGGCCCGGTGGCTCCCGTTGGCCCGGTCGCACCAGCAGGGCCAGTAGCACCCGTCGGTCCTGTCTGCCCGGTCAGACCTGTTGCGCCGGATGGCCCCTGCTGCCCCTCCAGTCCGTCCAATCCTTGCGGCCCAGATGGGCCGGTGGGACCGGTGGCCCCGGTCGGGCCTGTCGCTCCGGTCAGCCCGGTCGTTCCAGTCGGTCCCGTAGCACCCGTCGCGCCAGCAGAGCCGGTCGGACCTGTAGCCCCGGCAGGGCCCGTTGCACCCGTCGGGCCGGTAGCGCCAGTCAGCCCCGTCGGGCCCGTTGCACCAGGCTGCCCCTCAAGACCATCGAGCCCCTGAGGGCCGGTAGCACCAGTCGGGCCGGTCGCCCCCGTTGGGCCAGTGGCTCCGACAGGCCCAGTCGCTCCGGCAGGACCGGTAGCGCCAGTGGAACCAGTCGCACCGGCAGGGCCGGTCGCACCGGTTGCCCCGGCGGGTCCTGTTGGCCCGGTCGGGCCAACGGCCTGTGACCAATCTGTATCAGCGGCGCCTGTCTTCAACCACAGCTGCCCAGTTCCGGCCCCGTCGTTGAGCATGTAGATCGACCCTGGGGTCGCGACCGTCCCGACTGGCTTGCCGATCGTCTGCTCATCCGACTCATAGGTGCCGCCCACCAGACCACTGTTGTCGATCACCAGCAGACTGTTGATCGTCGTGTCGGCTAGGGCACCTGTGAACGTGATCGGGTTCAGTTCGGACGGCAGCGGGCCGCCCGTCACAGAGATGTTCCCAGCACCGATCGGGCTGAGAGCTTCCAACGCTGTCTGAACGTCGGCGGCCGAAGCGTTCCAGGCGATCGGATCAGTGATGTTTCCCGATTCGATCGGGAACTCGATCGTGAACGTGCCGCCGCTGGGTGTCCCCGACTCAACGAAAATCCCCTGAACCTCAGAAACAGCCGGGTCGGTTGCCGGATCAACGGGACCAACAAGAATGTCCGCCTCGAAGCTGTTCGTCAGTATCCGGAACATCCCCAACAACGGGGTCACCAGCTGAGCACCTTCGGAGCCACCTACGAGAAACTGGCTTGAGCGATCGTTCGGATCGTTGAGCACAACGCTGAAATCTGAGGGGCCAAGGGTCGAATGACCGAAACGCCGACCATCAGCTGTTTGGGCAGAAAGCTGAACCGCGCTTGTAGTAACACCGACCTGCGCGGTCGCGATCCCGTTGTCGTGATGCGCCAACCCGACCGGCAGCCAGCCGTCGTCCGTGGTATTCCTCACCCATAGCTGGTAGGCGGCAGCAACCCCCTCAAACGGGATCGGGTCGCTTGTGTCGATCCACACCGCGCCCGTGCCGACAACACCAGGATCGGTGTCCTGAACGAACGCCTCCGGGCCAGCAGGCCCTGTCGGGCCAGTCGGTCCAGTGGGGCCGGTAGGCCCGGTCGAGCCGCCACCACCACCATGTGTGTCTACATAGTGTTTGGTCGCAACGTCCTGCGGATCCGTCGGATCAAGGACGTTCTTGAACTGGTGCAAAGAGCCTTCCAGGGTGCCGTCGGCCAGGATCGCCAACGACACAACACCGTTGAGCGAGAAAATCTCAACGGTGCCGTCGTCAGCAATGCGGTAGCCAAACTGCTGGTCTGGATACCACCAGCGCGGCTTACCAGTCACGGATTAACTCCCGGAAGCGAGAAAGGAAACTGTCGAGCCGGTCGAAGCAACGATCCCGTAGATCGCCTCGTCGATGTGCAGCTGAATCTTCAACGTCGTCGAGGTCGCCAACGGATAGCCGGTCGAAGTCGTCACACCCTGCGGCCCCAAATACACGATCGCTCCGGAGCTGTTCGACAGAGCAACGTCACGGTTCGACAGCAGATAGCCTCCCTGCTCCTGCCCGTAGTTGGCGTTGGGGGCAGCCACGATCAGCGTGCCCCCCGCAGCCGAAGTGACAGCAACCTGCCCGGCAGTAGTCGCCAACTTAAACCTTGCCCACCCAGGTCGCGGCCCCAGCAGCGCCAGCGACGGTGCACTGATACAGCCAGGTGTTCGCACCCGAAAAGTCGGTGCGGAAGTAGGCGTCACCGACGTTGCCGCCGATGGCAGGCACACCAGCCCCGGAGTTCACAACGATGCCGACAGCACCCTGGTTCGTTGCAAGCTGAACCGGTGATCCGAAAACATTCACAGCACCCGAGTTCGTGTTCTGAGCTGTGTCGAGGCCCAGGAACTGATTCGGGTATTCCTCAGCGAAACCGCTCATTTCATTCTCCTAGTTCTTTTTGGGCCTGCTCTGCCAAAGCCTTCGTGCGGATCCGCTCCCCGTTGGAAAGCAGATACCAACCAGCACCAACATGAACTGGGTACTCAACTACTTCATCAACCTCTGCTGCCTGTTGAACCTCCTGCAGGGAAGCGACATTAACCGCCAGCCGCTCGATCCTGCCCATCTCCATCAAATTATGTGCAGCTGCTCCCCATTCACCAGCAGGGACGATATCGCCGGGTTCGTAATGCACAACCTGACCGGAGCCAATCGGATGCTCAACATCGAGCGGCCAAATGGCAATGAACGAATACTGAATCTCCAACCTGTCCAAGTTCCTTTCCCGCTGTGATTGCGAAAGCATTTGGCGTTCCTCCTGGTCTAGTGGGGGCGGTTGCCCGCCCCCACCTTACCCCCCGCTACCAGCTTACGCAGACACCGCGTTATGGAAATACGCGCCCAGGTCAGCGCCGACGATCTTCACGGCGAAGGCAAGCTCAGCCTCAGTCCGGACGGTGCCGATCCCAAGCCACGGCATCGGGATCTGCGAGATCCTTGAGCCGAACGACCCGGAGCCGAGCAAACCAACCCAGGTGAAGATGTAGCCAGCCGACGGAACCATGATTCCCGGCTGCGGCTCCGCATAGAGCAGCAGACAGTCCTTCGTCGGAGTGATGAACTGGAAGTTGTCAGCCGCACCCTGGTTCGCCGTGTTCTGAATGGCAGCGCCGACCATCACCTGGAAATTGTCCACTCCAGGCGGGGCGATCAGCGAAGCCAGCAGGTCGGTCGTAACCACACCGCGCTGGGTGTACTTGATGCGCTGAACGATCTCGTCGTGGTTCTTGAGAACTTCCCACACACGCGGGCCGAGAATGAACTTGTTCGGGAACTTCGCCGTGGTCTGCTTGATCGCCCAAATCTGGGCCTCAATGTCTTCCAGCGGCGTGGAGTTCGCGAGGTTCCACTGGGGCGACGGCGTAATGTCGCCACCCGTCGAGGAACCCGTCCACGTCGAGGTAGCCATGACGGTGTTCTGAACAAGGATCTCCCGCTTCAGCATGATCCGCTGCGTGATGAACAGGGTTGCGTCCCTGTCCGCATTCAGCGGGTCATCCGAGTTGGCCCTGATCTGGGGGTCAACGTCAACGCTGAACGCATACACCGGCGCGTAATACGTCGGGGTGTTGTCCAGCGAATAGCCACCGCCAGCCGACTCGGTGCCCGGAGCACGCTCCGTTGCCTCGTCGCGGAACCAGTCGCCCTTCGTGTAGATGAAGTAACGATCGGACTGCTTCTGAACCGGCACCACCGGGAAAATCTTGTCCGCGATGTAGTCGGTCGAGTCCTGCATGTACGCCTGGCTGATGTTGGTCAGCGGGCGGTTTACGTGTACAGCACTAAGGGTAGGTTCTGCCATTTATCTCAGCTCCTTTCCCTTAGTCGCCTGTTGCGGCCAACCCGGACGGGTTGAACAGGATTGCGGTGTCAGAACCAGCAGCGCCTGCCTGAAGAGCTACCCCAAGCACCTGGCTCCCTGAAACGGTGTACGGCGTGCCCGTGAAGACCGTCGCGCCCGTGTACTTCACTGCCTTGCCCGAAGCGTCGGAGGTCACCAGGTCACCGGCGTTGAACGTGCCGCCAGCCTGGATCTTCGTCGGGCCGAGCATCCGAACCTGGGAAGCAACCGGGGCAGACGAGCTGCCGACCGGAGCGTCCTGCATGACACCGATCGCCCGCTGCCCCGCAGTCGAGACCGTTACCAGGTAGCCCGTGGAGGCCAGCTGGACGAACTTGAACTGGTTGCCCGTCTGATCGGTGTTAGCCAGGAGAGTGAAGTCCTGGCCGGTGTTGGTTCCGTAAGCAGGACCAGCCATTACGGAGTCCTCCCAATCCCAGTCTCAGCCAGGTACTTGCTGTACAGCTCCGGGTTCGCCCGAAGTGCACGATCAAACGCCTGATCCTTGGACAGTGGCTTGTCCGACTTCTCCACCATCTCGTCGGCCTTCGCAACCAGCTGCGAGTAGGCGTCCGAGCGATCCGTGCCATCGGACATGGCGCGGCTGCCGTGCTCCGTGAAGAGGTCACCCTTCGCGATCCGCGTCTCGGCGTTGTCGAGGAGCGCCATCAGCTTCTCAACAGACTCCGGGTCGAGCTTCTCGCCAGCCTCTTTCAGGATCGGAGCGAGGTCATCGGCGGGAGCGACGTGCGACAGCGACGCGGCCTTCGCGAGAGCCTCGCGATGCTTCATCGTGTCGTCCGCCTTCTGCAGACGCTCGCGAGCCTCCGCGAGTTCCTTCTCCATCTTGTCGGCCTTCTCGATTTGCTCCGAGAAGAACGAACGGGCCTCCTCGGGGACTCCTGAGTAGTCCCAGCCCCCGTCTTCCTTCTTTACCGGCACCTGGAACTCCACTGTGCCCCCTTCTTGGTCGTCGTTTACATCCAGCTCGTCGTCCGACTTGGAGACCGCCCAGGAATCAGGCAGGCTGCCCGTCGCATTCAGAGCCTTTGCCCTGCGAATGATCCAAGCCTTGGCACGGCCGGGATCCTTCGCACGCCCTACGGCCTGAATCGCGTTCTTCAGGTCCGAAGTGTTTTTGATCGGGAACGAGCCGTCCGGCAACGCCTGACCGCTGTTCGCGGCGGAGCGACGTGCGTCGGCGGAGAAGTCACGCTTCTGCACGTCGTCGGCGTCGGCGTCATCCTCGCTGTCGTTACCGTCAGCCTTCGTCGCGTCCATGCATGCAGCACAGTCGCAACCCTCGGGATGGTCGGCGGCGACCTTCTCGCCAGCGTCGCCTGTGCCGATCAGCTCACCGTCAGTTCCTGATCCATCCTTGTCCGCTCCGCTGCCGGAACCGTCCATCGCCGCACCGCCCGCTGAACCGGAGAGCAGACCAAGCCCGGAAACACTCGTCGTGTTCAACGTCGGGTTAACCCGGCCGTACAGCTCTGTGCCGAGCTTCTCGACCAGCTCCGGGGAAAACTCAATCTCGACGCCCTTCAGCAAACGGACAGCGGCAACGACAGCCTTCTCGACAGTCTCGTCGTTCACCCCGTCTTTGCGGATCGCATCCAGGAGGGACCCTTCGCGCTCCCACGGGATTTCCAGAATGTCCGAAAGCTCAGTATCCAATTTTCCTCGCTCTCCCTTCAGCAGCAAAAAGCGACGCCGGTTCGCGGCGCGCTCAACGAGAGAAACCTCGTCCCCATCAACGTCAGTAAGTAGCTTCATTCGGGCTATCTATCGACAGCCGAAGAAAGAACGTTCTTAAGCCCTACCCGCCAGAACCAGGAACGTTGAATTGCGAGTTGATCGAGGCAGCCCAATCCTCCGGCTCCAAATGACCCATGAAGTCGGAAGGGACAGGAACGTTGTAGGACTGACGGATGCCGGAGCCGCCGATCGATAGGCCGGTGTATTTGCCCGCCATCACGTCACTCCAGATTTGCTTGTCCTCGACATGCAACACCAAAACCCAGGTGCCCTTCTTGATCATCTCCTTGCCGTCATAGGTGAAGTCCACCGGGGCGATGAACGACTCGACCGGCACCACCGACGGCTTGTTCTTGAAGAAACCAGGCTTGCGATGCTGCAGCTTCGACACCGACGACTTGCCACGGACAGCCTTCTTCAAATAGTTGTGCGCAGCTTTTTCCACTTGATTTGGCAGCATGTAGTCGTCCTGGGAGTCGAGCGTGTTCGGTTCAAGCACGACCCCGTATACGAGCTGCTTAACCTGGTCGGCCTTGCTGACGCGCAGTTTCTTTGTGCGGCCCATATAGCCAACTGAAATGTCCTTTAAAGGTCGGTTGACGTGGACTGAACTCAACGTCGGTCCGACAGGAAGATCGCCGCCGCTCGCGGCAGCACCCATCGACTCCAACGTCTGCTCGCTCGGCAGCAGATCACCAGCACCAGAATCACCAGCGGCGGAAGGAAGGTCGCCAGCAGGCCCAGGGGCGGTGTCTTTCACGACAGCGCCACCAGCCAAAGCCTGCAGCTCCTTCCAGGAATGGGCGGTGTCGGTGTAATGCGACACCACGTTCGGGTTCAGCCAGGCCAGGTCGCCGGAACCGTCGGTGGCGAAGTCGTTCGCGGCGATCGTGAGGATGTCGCCCTTCTTCGCCCGATGCTTCGTCGGGTTCGTCTTGCCGACATAGTGGCCGTCACGGGTTTCCATCCGGTAGATCAGCTGTCCCTGCGGCGCGTGATGCATCCCGTGAACACGCAGGTTCAAAGTGGCGGGCTTCGCCTGACCTTTGAACAGTTCAATCAGTTGGCCGTCGATGACCGGCCGTGGCCGCACCCGGTCGAGCGGGATCACGACTTTCCGTTCTCGCCGCCAGAACCAGACGGCGCAGAGTCGTCCGCCCCGAAGCCACCGCCGCCCGTCATCGGCTTCGCGGTGAAGTCCCAGCCGGGAGATGCAGCCGGGATACCGGCCTGGTCGTTCATCCAAGGCAGCGCCGTAGACCAGTCGATCGGAGCGCCAACCTTCGCAATTCTATTGATGTAGTTACCCAACGTATCGAGGTCGATTGTCTCGACGGAGCCGTGGCACAGCTTCGGCATCGGATCCTTGAAGCCGTTCAGCTGCCACAGCGTCGGGATCATCTGGGTGTTGATCACCGACGAGATAATGTCGAGGTAGCCGCCCAGCGACGCCGAGAACATATCCTTCTTCGTCACCGACAGCGCATACGAGCCAACCTTGTCCTGGCCCATCATCACCAGGTCGGCCAGCACCGAAGTTGCGATCCGCGTCTCGTAACGGGAGATGATCTCCGTCGTGTGGAACTGGCGCGAGCCGCCCGACGAGAGCAGCTCCAGCGTCCAGCCGAACGGCAGCACCACACCCTCCTGCTCGTCCCGACGGACCGACGACACCGTGATCTTCGCCTGCTGAAACATCTGCGCCATCGTCGGGTCTGCAGCATCCCAAATGTCCACACCCTCGGGCGGGGTCAGCACCGGCAGACCGGCCAGGTCGCGCTCAACACCGATCGCCTCGATCTGCTGGATGTTCTTCACGAACCACCAGGAGCGGTAGGCGTTGCGGAGGATGCTCCGCCCTTCCGGGTTGTCCTTGAAAATGCTGGTGCGGAAATGCAACGCCTTCTCCCGTGGGATGAAGCGCAACAGGTAGTCCGGAGGCGGATTCTGGATCATCCCCATGATGTCGCCCACATCGTCAAAGACCCACTTCCACAGCGAGTCCTGGGCGCGCAACGGAATCTTCGCAATCCCGATCTGGCCGTCGTTGAACATCGACGACAGCGACGGCGAGCTGCTGTAGCCCGACCGGATCTTGAAACACATCTCGTGGTAGCCGTACCCGTAAACCAGGAACGAGAGGATCTCTCCCAACGTGTCCTCCCAGGAGAACTGCATGTCGTCCAGCACACCCTGCATCCAGACGGCACCACGGCTGTCCTTCTCCTCAAACCACCAGGAAACCCGGCGCATCAAAGACTGGATCGCGTAGACG